ATGCTAAACCTGTTAAATCAATTAAAATTTTAGTATGAAAAATACCGCCTGTTTTAATTACTGAAGCTGCATAAACTGTACCTGTACCAGTTGTAATACCCGTACCTGCAGTTGTTGCAATAGTATTTCCAGTTAGAGTTGATCTTCCTGTTACGCCAAGCGTGCCACCTACAGAAGCGTTTGTACCATATGTGGAATTAGTTGTGACTGCGCCTATCGCGGAAACAGTAATGTCTTCAAAACCGTTTTTTGAGCGAACAGCACCAGTAAAAGTTGTATTAGCCATGTAAATCTCCTTATCTTGGCAAATGTCAGCCGTACCATACGACTGTTAAGGTAATTTTTATATTATACACGAACCCGTGTAAAAAGAAAGGGCGATGTTACTCGCCCCCTCTAAAAGTTTTATGCTCCAGGTGAACCGAAGATCCCTAACGGGTCAGATACACCAAAACTGTAACGCTCACGAGCCTTATAACGACTGTTACCTGTATCAAAGTCAGCATCCATAGATGTTGCCATTGGGCTACGAGTAAAGTGTTTTAGACCGTTTGGAACGTCTGTCATTAAGAACCAAGCATCTGTATCAGTTAGATAATGGTTAACAGTGTATCCACCAGGGACAGCTCCGTTGCTACGGATTGCGTTTAGATCGTTGTCTGCTGTACCTACACGACCTTCTGTTTCCAATAGCCTAGTTGCAACGAATTGCAAGTTCGGTGGAATCACAAGTTTCTTAGGTTTTGCAGCGATCAACAAGCCGCGCTCGTCTGTCCAACCTGCAATTTGAATGATAGCCGCTTCAAGCGAAGTCTCATTCAAGTCTGCGGGCGTTGCTGGCTCATTCGAGTTAGTACCACCACTTACTAACGGGTGTGCAGTAGAACAAAGCTCCACTCCATCTCCATAAGTAGTGCCAGAGTCAAAGGCATTATTTAAAATTGTAGATGCCTTAACTTGTTTTGTGTACGCCATGGCACGAGCAAGCGCTTTAGTATAACGTTGTGATATAGAATCATACAAGTTATCCTCAATAGCCTCTTCAGTAACTGAAAAACCCATTGCGATTGTTTCGTGGTTGTAGCGAGCCGTGAAAGCCTCTTGAGCATTGTCGTATTCGATGGCAGAGCCCTCGTCTTTGACTGGTGCTGCGGAGAAGCCTGATAGCTTAGTTTCCTCTTCAAAAGAACGGTCAGATGTCTCTGAATCAAAGATCTCTGCGTGCTCCTCACCGTACTTAGCATATTCTAAACCGAATAATGCGTTCAAGCCAGGAAGCAATTCTTTAAGGAGTTGTGCGCGTGATATAGCCATTATTTATCTCCTTTATAGGCCAACTGGATTACGATAAGCATGTCCACCAATGAACACGTTGCTACCATTATCAGTATGTGTACTAAATATAACAAGCAATTCTTGGAAGGTATCGCTTCCAGTTGCTGTAGTATCGACTACATCAATAATATGAAGTGGTAGTGTTGAAGTGGTAGCGACGCTGTTGTTAGCAGCTAACTTCGATCGTCCATTAATAGTAGTTAGTGTATTACTAAGGATTGAAGTTTTATTACCAATAACAGTCCTTCCCAATGTTGCCATTGTTGTCCCTGAAGAGCATATAGCTACTTTCATTATTAAGTCAGGGTCATCTGCAACAAACGCTTCAATATCACTAGCAACAATGCTAGCAGGATACTGATTGTTGAATGTTAGCTGGCTAGTGTTCGGGTCAGTATAACTACAACCCATAAAAACACCTAGTGTACCAGTAGCTGGGAAAGCTGTTGTACTCCCGTCACGCTCAATGGTTCCGTCATTTACACGTTTTACTAAATCGCCTTTTCCGATAGCTGTGCCGTAGTTGCTAGCTATCTTCATTTTGCGAGTAGCGCCTGTGTAAGGACGACCACCAATCAGACCAACGGGAACAAGCCCATAAGGGGCGTCTATAGTTGGATAAGCCATATCCAATTCTCCTTTGATTTAAATTAATTGCCTTTTCCAAAAGTAACCTTAGATTTCCTGTCGTTAAACAAGGGCATCCTAGGGTCGTTCTCGCGCATGAGGTTGTTGTCTACCGAATGTATCTGGCTATCCGTCTGCTGCTTATAGTATGAGCTGCGTTCATCAACCAATTCGACAGGAGCTTTACATAACATCAGACCACCAATTACAACGTTCTCTGCAAATCTTTCGTTTTCTACAGTAACCATTACAATCTCAGGGTGATCAGAGGCTTTTACAGGCTCCCAACCTTCACGTATTTTTGAAGAAACATTTGTAGCATCGACTTGCCCTTGATTGCTTGTTCGTACCCATCGAAATGCGTATCCTGGTTCTGGATTCGGTGAAGGTAATACTTCAGGACGAGTCCATGCCTTTTTACGTACTGTATTCTCACGGGTAGTCATTTCACGATCTATGCGATTTTCAACCATTTTCTTTCCTCATGTCTATTGCAACCTGTCTGGCGTATTGTTCTGGAGTTAGTCCCAACCTTTTAGCGAGAGAAACTTGTGTCTGCGTTAATGTCACTTTTTTGGGTGACGTGCTCCGCGTAGCGGGTGCAACCACATTTGATCTTCGCTTTGGCTTTTCTGCCTCCGTTATTGCAACATCCTCGAACTCATCGGGGAAAAGTTGCCGCATACGAGTATTTATTGCCTCGTAGTATTCATCGCTCTGCAAGTCTGTGCCTTGCTTCGCTAATCTATCATGCGTGACCATTGCCATAGCCGTCATTTCGTCATTTGATCCATACCAAGGGTTTTTTTCAGCCCAGTCTAAGGCTTTTGGATCGACATTAGGTTCTGCAGCGGTCTCTTGAGGTGATGCTACAGGCGTTTCAACTTCCTGTAAAGGTCGAATTTTATAATTATCTAACTTATCAGTTTTAATCTTAGCAGCGGTTAAACTTTCTTGTGCTGTAAGTAGTAAATCTGAGTCCCCAGCCTCATACGCTTGTTTATATGCTTTTTTAGCAGAATCAAGCTCAACAACTGCGCCCTTCTTAGCTTGCTCAAGCATTGCTGTTTGGTTTTTGTTAACACTGCCTTTTAGTTTTTTGTTCTCATCTACAAGAGATTGTGTTAATGCCTCCAACTCTTTCTTTTCTCTAAAAGCCGCTTCTTTAGCGCGTCTCTCATCGTGGTAGCCTTTGCTAAAATGTTGTATTCTTTTACGAACTTTTTCTGAGTAGTCTTCCAACTCCTCATCAGTAACATCTTCTGGGGGTTCAGAGGCTTTACGATTCCTATCAGCTTTAGGAGTGTCGTTAACAACCTCAATTTCTATTTCTTTTTCAGGAGCAGGTTCAACTTTAACTTCTTCTTCTTTTGTTTTTTCTTTTGTTTCTCCAGAAACGTCAACTTCTATTGCGCTAGAATTTTCTACCTCAATAACTTCATTTTTTTCTTCCTCGTCAGGGAAAGTATATTGGACTTTTTGAAATGGCATTTTCTATTTCCTTATGCTCGTGTCACACCACGGGGGTCGTTTACTATAGCTTCGATTGAATCATCGTTCATTAAACGATACTCAACACCACCAACTTTAAATCTTGTGCCTGTATTTGCACGGAACATCACGTAGTCCCCTGGATTACACCAAGGTTTATCTCCGAAACGTTCCTTATCTGAATATGCCTGCTCGCCCATATCTACTACAAGACCTATGATCGACATAATATGCTCTTGGTGCATAGTTGTAGATGTTTTTAGAAGTTTAGTGTTTTCATAGGTTTCTTCTATTTCAGGCATAGCGACAAGCAAACGGTATCCTACAGGTATAGGTAACTGTACCTCTAGTTCTTGTTCCGTCATTTCTTCAGGTATTAGTTCTGCTACTTTAGTCATTATCATCATCTTCCATATAATTGCGCGAGAGGTCTTCTATGTATTGTATGCTGGACTCAAGACCCCGTATCAGTCCAGTAACTTCCTTATACTGAGCAAAGTCTTTTGGACCCCCAGAAGTAAGAAATTCAGTTGCGTTAGCTTTTTCAGCTACGATTTTTTCTTTAAGCACGTCAAAGACGGTTTTTGCCATTATTGTCCCTTACCTTTGCCATTCTGCATAGTTTTCATAGTCTCAAGATCAATCTTTGCGTTAGACGTTCGCCTGTCTGCTGCCATCTTTACACCTGATTTTTGAGCGTCCATCATCATTTCTTGTTCTTCAAGTTCAAGTTTCCGAGTATCTATCATAGCATCGACTTTATCTTTCTGAGTCTTACGCTCTACATCTTGCTGCTTGATCTGTACTTCTTGTTGTTTGATTTGCATCATTGGATCTTTTGCTTGTTCTTGCGCTTGCTGTTGTGCAGCTTGTTTTTGATGTTCTTGTGCAAGTTGTACACCTGCCTTGGCTACTAACCTAGCTAAGTCTACTTCAATTTCTTCAGGTAGTTCAGCGTTAGGTATAGGTAAATCAACGCCTAAACGTTCTTCTATATCTTTACGGTATTTAAAGCCAAGATGTTCAGCTATATGTGACTGTAGTGAAGCCATAATTTGTTGTGCCTGTGGGTTCTGCCCGATAGTCTGCGCTATCATTGGATCTTGCATAAAGGAAGTATGTGTAGCTATGTGAGCTTCGTGGTCTTGGTAGATAAACGCTTTCATCGGTGTACCAGTCAACGCTGCCATGTTCTCACTTACAGGGTCTACAGGTTTCATATCATCCTTAACAGGTACAAGTTTATCTGCGTTCTTAACTCCTAGAACTTCTATCATCTGCCTGTGGAGCTGGGGTAGGTCATATATCTGTGGCGCTTGTTGCGACATCTGCAAGATAGCTTGGTACTGCACAACACGTTGTGCCATAGTAGAACTGTTAGGATCGCTAACTGGTATCACATCAATCATCATGTAATCAGCTTGACGTGCGCCTATCTCACCTCGAATCGGTTGGTAGGCATACTCCATCGGTGCGTACTCAGCCATTAATACTTTTAGAAGTTTAAACTCTTGCTTCATCGCATAATGCACACGAGCCTGTACTGCAGCCATAGGTTTTAGTGTACGCTCCAAGAGTGCGAGTGTTGTGCCAACAGGGGCATTAGCAGACATGTCAGATATGTTCATATCACTAATAGCGCCGAGCCTACGGCCTTCTTGTGTAATCTTGTCTAGGAGTGCTAGTAGAGTCTGACTTGGTTCTTTATACGGTAGAGGCATGATGTTATCACGGATACTACCTGACGGTACATCCACGTCTTTAAACTCTCCTGGCTCTATCGGTGCATCGTCACCCTTGATACGCAACCCGCGAGACTTTAAACCCCCAGGGAGATTCGAAAGAGTTCCAGCGTCAACAAGTTGTCGTATCAAGGATGTACCCGCCCTAGCATATCCACCAATGATGTGAATAAGCCCCAGCCCATAGAACCCAAATCCAGGTACATATACATAATGTACGAAGTGCTGACGTTTGAGGTTTAAATCGTCATCTGGGTTCCAATTCCTACGTATTGCCAATATTTCGTTAGAGCCACGCTCTAGTGTTACAACATATGGTTTAGCAATATCATCGTCAGAATCACCACTCTCATCAATTATAAGATCGGCGTGTACTTCATAGACGGTGTAACGATCGTCGTCGGTGAGGGAATACCCACCTTCTTCTGCTTTGCGTTCTTCTATATCTGTATGGAACGCTTGTGGTTCTCCAAGATCTACTTCACGGTAAAACCCGTTAGCTTGTAGTTTCTTTAACTCATTCTTAGTCTTACGCATAACATGAGTAACACGTTCTGCGGTTTCTATATGTGACGCTCCGTAAGGCACGATAACGTCTTCTGCTGGGATATAAACAGCAACTTGACGGCCCATAGTAGAGTCGTAGTATACTTTCTTAAACGCCGACCCTGCTAGTCCAAGACTATAGAGTAATCTCTCATGTTCTGGTCTATACTCGACCATGTTCTCTGTAAGCTCGTAATTCATGTCAGCTTTAACGCGGGCAGCGGCTTCTTCTTTTTCTTTAGTCTCGTCACCTAATATCTTAGTTTTAACAGGTCCAGAGGAGGGAAACGTCTCTGACATTGTCTCCGCTTGGAAACGTATTGCTGCTTCAGCTAGCACTGTGGAGTATACCCCACACGCGCCTTGCCAAGGTTCTGTACGTTCTTCATACTTAAATCCTAGTACGTCTAACCCTTTTACAAACGTATCTGCCCAGTCCTTGCGGCTATCTACATCAGACTCAACTAAACCAAAAATATCATCAGATAGTTTATCAAGTATACCTTCGTCTAATATTTCAGCTAGATTCTCGTCAAACGCGCCACCTTCCATACCTTCTGCCCCAGGCATAATAGTAATCTCCATACTACCGTCATCTAGTGTAACGCTTTCAGGGTTTACAATTTCAATTTCAAGTTCAGAAGAGTCTTTATCCTCATCTATACCTACGGGGGCTTGGTATAATCCTTTTTCAATAGCCATCAGTAAAATCCACTTCCTCTGCGTTGTTTAAAGTACCGAACCTCGTCAGGCTCGTCATTTGGTAGTCTTATAAATCCACCCTGTCTAAAGCGCATCAGGGCCATTACGGTAGAGTCAACAAGGTCATCATGGCTCATAAACGGAAATCCTGCAATCTCTTCTATCACTTCTTCTGCCCAACGTGTCTCTGGAATCCAACATAGTCCAGACGCTACGATGTCCGTCACAGAGTTTAAACGCGCCAATTTGTCACCAGACCCTCTGTGTGGTGTGTATTCTTGTACAGGTAACCCCATACGTCTCATCTCTTGGTAGAGTGCTGTACCTGCACTTTTTTTCTCCACAATGAACGCATCTGGGTCCCATTCACTATATTCTTCCATAGCTAATTCTTTTAACTCTGGAAACTCCATACGCTTTTTTATACTGTTTAGCAAAATAATATTGTAGTTGTCTACTTCTTCGTTTAAAAACACCCCCCAAGTTGTCAATGCGGTAAAGTCAGCGCGATTATGTGTCTCTGCTGCTGCATCTAAAGACATGATAACGTATTCACACGAGGGCGGATCTTCTTTCTGCCACACATTCCACCATTCACGTTTAACAAGTGCGGCTTCTTCAGCAGTGGGTTGTTGTTGATACTGTGCGTTCCACTGATACACAGGCATAGACGCTTTTGTACGTAATAACGCGTCAAGGTCAAAAAACTCAGGCCATAAGGGTTTTTGTGTAGATTTTTTTGTTTCATCGTCTATAGTGTCCAAAATAGCGGGGAACTCCACCACATCATACTGATCTGAGCGTTCATTCTGCCCCATATCTCGTACAACACGCCCTGTCAGATCATCCATGTGCCAACGTGTTTGTATTATGGCAACGCTACCTCTAGGCATAAGTCGAGTACGGGCTCCGAATGTAAACCACTCGTAGGCTTTTTCGAACACTTCAAAATTTCCGTTAATGACATCTTGTTCAGAATGGGGGTCATCAATGAGCAAGAGGTCAGCACCCCTACCAGCAATAGAAGACCCAATACCGCACGCATAATACTCACCTCCAGAGTTTGTGTTCCATCGACCCGCTGACTTAGAGTCCGATGCTAATTTAACTGTAGGAAATATAGACCTATAATCATCTGTGGCGATTAAATTCCGTACTTTACGTCCAAAATCTACCGCTAAGTCAGTCGTGTGAGATACCATCATCACTTTTTTGTTAGGATTTCGTCCTAAATACCACGCTGGGAAGAAAATAGACACAAGTTGTGATTTTCCGTGTCGTGGTGGTATATTTACACAGATGCGGTCTTTCTCTCCCGCTTCAATATCCATTAACATGTTAGCCAGCAGCCTGTGATGCTTACCAACTATGTAATCAGACTGCATACGCTTACAAAATTCTACTAAATCATCGTATGCGGCCTTATTTGTACGGCGAGTATCTAATTCCTCAACCATACGGTCGATCTCAGCAATCTCGTCAGAGGTATATTGGTCTAAATTGTCTAGCATTTGCTGAATCTCAACATCAGAAAAATCTAAAACAGGTTTATTCACTATCCAGGCCCAATTCTGCGTCTACATCTAACGCTTCCCCGTCAATAATTACAGCAGTATCCATCTCTGCCACAGGATTTGCTAGTTTTGTTAGTTTAGAACGTAGTTTCTCGCGTAAATCATCCGTAGATTGGTGTGTTATAGTAACTTCGGACTTCTCTGCGAACAATCCTACGTCTGAAATCTTACCTAGAAGCTCTAATGCACGTATTCGTACACGAGGATCAGGGTTATCGGTCTCTAACAGTAACTTATTTGTCACAAGGTGACGTATCTGCACAGAACTTTCTACTACAGACTGCCCAAATTCCTGTATGATACTGTTTGTAAGGAGTAGTGATGCTGGAGTTAGAGTAGCAATCCGCTTATGTGTAACTTTTTTAGACGTCTTTTCAGGGTCATTTGCATAAGCATTAACAATCTTAGCTGCAGTTTCCTTATCTTCCTTAGTTGGTTTTACATCTAACCCATGTTTTGCAAGTTCTGCTGCAGTGTTGGATGCTGACTCCATACGATCCTTTAGATCTACAGGCGGTGGAGACTCTGATAATTTTACATTCAGTTCAGGTTCTACTGTTATTGTCATTTTTACATCGCAGGTTGTTAGCCGTAAACGTGTTATAGGACGAAAAAAAATTTTACACAAGCCTTTTGAGATTTATAGGGGGGGCCTTTGCTATATAGAGGGGGGTGGGGTAGCCAAACTCAAATTTTTACCCATTATTCGTGGAAAATAGTAATACATAGACGTACATGGAACCAGCTTGACAAAGTGGGTCATGGGGGGAGGGTAGGTATCGCCAAATGTAGTTTCGTGTCAATTCGTGTAGTCCCTTGTGTAAACGTGTTATCCTATGCTATAAATAGTTATCGGCCAAATGGTTCGACGTTATGGGCTTCCCATAACACACATAACTAGGAGTTATATACTATGACTAATAACTATATCGCATCGGCAAGGGACGCGCTTGCAACACCTCTAACAGATTGGAACAAGGCAAGTAACAATGCTGATAGAAAGGCATCTGGCTTGGGTGCAATAGCAATAGAACATGAGATCAAATCTACCGATACATTCGCGCCAATACTTGGCAAGGATAAAGTTAATCCTAAATCAACAGCGAGTGTTGAACTGTTCGCAATGCTTAAAGAGGTTTTGGTTGAGACGTGTTTACTTAAACCAGAACAAGCTCTATATAACTTTGATCTTGATGCCTATAGAAAAAAGCTAGGCATTACATTAAAAGAGAAAAGCTTTAATGTGGCATACCAGAAAAAAGCTCAAGGTAAATCTCAAGCCATCCAAAAGCTTGGCTCTAAGATGCGAGATTTTCGTAAAGTTATAATTACCGCTGAAGATGTGGACAAGCCAAAAGCTGAACCTAAAACTCCGATTGTATCGGCAAGAGATAACCTCAAGCGAGTATTTAATATACTTAATCATGATACTAAGTTATCCGATGGTTTTATCAGCCATGAATTAAAACTTGGCGACGATGGTGCTATGGAAAGGACTAAGTTACTTACAACTATCCAAGGACTATATAAACAACTCGGTGGTAAAGGTCCACTTACATCACAAGACTAACAACTTGGGGAGCTTAATTGCTCCCCTTTTTTTGTACCTAAAAAAAGATACCAGTTGTAGTATAGCGCCGCGCCTGGCTGCGCTCGTGTGTACCACATGAGAATACGATACCAGTTGTTGTTCCGCACCTCGCCTTACAATGTGTCACGTTATGGGGAGCCCATAACACCACATGAATAAATGATACCAGTTGTTGTTTAGCGGTGTGCCTCACGATGACACGTTTTGGTACGTATACACACGTGACACAGGCGCTGCGCATTATGTGGCACGTTATGGGAGGCCCATAACTAATGTTCCATAATGTTCCATGTAATGTTCCAAAAAAGGGGGTAATGTTCCATAATGTTCCATAAATATTTACCGAAAGTGTACATTATGTTTTCGTTGTAAAACGTTGTATCTGGTTGTACATGGTGCAATGTGGCTATGCGAAAACCCTCTATATATATATATATTTATATAATGTTCCAAAACCCGCGAAATTGAGCGACCTTGTTGGGAAAGACCTCTCGCAGATTGCTCTGTTCCATTTCTCAATCGCACATTTTAAGTCGTCCTCAATTTCCCTAAAAATGGAACATTGGAACATTGCTTTGTTTTCAATGACTTACAGACACACGCAACGGAACATTATGGAACATTACAGTACATTACATCGCTTACCACCATCCAACACTATTTATAGTAGTATCTCACGCCCTGATACGTTCTACTCTCATTTGACATTGGTTACAAAGTATGGTATAGTATATGTATGGGCACAGTATATTTACCCTACAGCAACGTTATGGGCCCCCCATAACACAACCATAGAGGAACACGTTATGACACATACTAGTAAGACTACTGGCAAATACTTGCACAGTGACATCGTCACCCATGAAGAGAAACGTTCATGGAAACTCAGTGATACCGTCAAAGATGAAGAGCAGATGTTCTGGGAACTCCCTAACACTATGCCTACCATCACAACGCAAGACTATTTCCATTACACATGGCAAGCCAAGCCATCGGACAACCGTTCACCATTCCCTCACAACAACAAGACAGAGAGAGTGTAACAC